TAAAAGGCTACGAGGAGAATTGTTACATAAACAACCTTCAAGCCTATCCACTGGCCGACTGGAACCAAAAAGATGTGCTCGCCTACATGAAGCAGCGAGGCATCCCCGAACCAGTCAGATATTCGCTAAAAGCATCGAGCGGCACGGGATTCAACATTGATTGCTTCCTGTGGCTTCGAGAGAACTATCCGCAAGACCTTCAGAAGATTTACAGGACTTTCCCCATGTCTGAACGGATATTGTGGGAATATGACCAAAAGAACCCGAAATGAGAAAATCAACAACCAGCCGCAGACCTTCCAAGGGAGGATGCGGCGGCGGTCGTAAAGGCCGGTAACAAAAATATAGGAGGGCAGTCGAATGGATTTGAGTAAATACATCAAAAGTGAGGTGGTGGAGATTAACCGCTCTGCCATACATCTTGCAGCATACAATCCCCGTGTCATCACCGAAGAAGAGAAGAAATCGCTGAAGCGCATCATCAAGAAATACGGCCTTGTCGGTGGTTTGGTGGTAAACAAGCGTACTGGCCTAACCGTCGTGAGCGGCCACCAGCGTATTACCGTCATGGACGAGCTTCAGAAGTACGACCGCAAGACAAAGGAGAATGACTACAAACTGCGTGATGATGAGATAGATGTCGATGAGAAGACCGAGAAGGAGCTGAATATCGCCATGAACAACCCCAACGCGCAAGGTAAGTGGGATAACGACAAGCTCCGTGAGATGATTCCCGATATTGATTACAAAGATGTCGGTTTGTCCGAGGCTGATTTGTCGCTCCTTGGCCTTGATTATATGTTCAAGACCGAAGAAGAAAACGACCTCGCCAACTCTCTCGGCGACCTCATGCAAGAGGTTGAGGAAGAGAACGAGGCCGAGAAAGCACAGCGGCAGGCCGAAAAGCAGGCCGAGAGAGCCGCGAAGGTTGCCCACATGAAGGAAGTAAAGGCACAGGTGAAGCAGGCGGCAGAGAAAACCGCTGGCGACATGGATGCCTATCTCATGCTTTCCTTCGATAACATAGAGAACAAAAACCGATTTCTCCAGCGTTTCGGATATGATGCCGATATGAAATTCGTCAAAGGCGAAGATTTCGATATGCGCTGCGAGGTCATAGACGAAGGGGAGGAATAAGCCATGTCCGCACAAAAGAAATTCGACTACGACGGTCAAGATTTCTATACCGCCATCGGAAACCTCGCCAGCCGTGACTTCAATGATTACGAGATAGCGATGCACCTTGGCGAAGAGGTGCGGAAAATCATCGAAGACAGGAATAACGAGGTTATAGACAAAGCAGAAACCCCAGATGACATAGTGCTTGAAGACACCGAGAATATTCCCGACGGCCTCACGCCCGAAGTTTTCTCGAAGATGAAAAACGGGAATTACGAAGGATGGAACGAGCAAGAGAACAAGCTGCGCTCGATGCTCATATCGCAAGTCTTGTCGCGGGCGCGTGTCAAGCTCAACCTCCTATACAAAGGCGTTTATGACAAGGTGGCAATGGGCAAGTGGAAAACAAAGACCGTTACCACCGTAGTCAGAGATGGGGTTGATAAGGAAGGCAACAGGGTAAAGGACACCACGACCACGACCACCGAGCAAGAGCTTCCTCCGAATATGCAGGCACTCACGACATGGCGATTCCACCACGACCCCGAATTTAAGAAGACACTCCAGCAGATGAAGAAGATGGACGTTTCGCTTGAAGACAAGACCATCGACAAAATCAATGTCAACATCGTATATAACAAGAAAGAAGATACCGAACTCCAAGAGAAGAAGCAATGAGTGAACTGAATTTTACCTGTACTCCCGTATTTGCCCGAATGATGAAAGCTCACGATTCGGGCAAGTTTAAGGTGTACGTCTTTGAAGGCGGCTCCCGTTCCTCGAAGACCTATTCACTCATCCAGTTCTTCATCTTTATGGCTCTCAACTCCGACGAGAGAAAGCGTGTTGTCCTGTCTCGTAAGAAAGGCACTTGGCTCAATGCTACCGTATGGGAGGATTTCAAGCTCATACTCACCGATATGGGACTGCTTGGCAAGGTGTATATAAATAACTCTTCCCATATCATCAAGATAATGAACTGGGCATTTTGGTTTGTTGGCCTCGATGACCAGCAGAAGCTCCACGGTCTCACGTCCGATATATTTTGGATAAACGAGGCAATGGAGGCCACCAAGGATGATTTCGACCAGATGGAGCAGCGATGTGCCGGCTTCGCCGTGCTCGACTACAACCCTACGGAGGAAGAGCACTGGATATACGACAATGTATGTCCGCGCCCCGATTGTTACTTCGACCACTCCACGATGCTGGATAACCCCATGATTCCCGAAAACATGAGGCGCAAGATTCTCTCCTATGAGCCTACCGAAGAGAACTACAAGAACGGCACCGTTGACGAGCGCAAATGGAAGATTTACGGCTTGGGAGAAAGGGCAAAGCTGGAGGGGCTTATCTTCAGCAAGTTCTCGCTCATCAAGGAGATTCCCTTCTACGTCAAACGCAAATGGCGAGCTTTGGACTTTGGCTTTACCAATGACCCTACGGCCATCGAGACGGTTGGCTTCCATGATGACTGCCTGTATTTGGATGAAGAGTGCTATGCCACCCACATGACAACGCCCGACATCATAAACACAATAAAGGAACTCCCCGAAGCTCGCACCCGTAAGATATGGGCTGACAACGCCGAGCAGCGAGAGATTACCGAGATACATAATGCTGGACTCCCGATTCAGTCAACGACAAAGGGGGCTGGCTCCGTGCTTTTCGGCATCGACTTTATGCAGGGTCTGAAACACATCTACATCACCGAGAAATCACTGAATATCCATAAGGAGTTCAAGAACTACACTTGGCAGCAAGACCCGAAGACGGCACGATTTGTTAACATTCCATGTGATAACTATAACCATGCTATCGACGGCATCCGTTATGTCTGCTGGATGGAGCTGTTAGGCCACGCATACCGCAACATGGACGGCAAGAAATCTTACAACGGATACTTCTAAAAATATAGAAATATGAACAGCATCAACGAAATTTTTGCACTCCCGACATGGGAAGAGAGAATCACACTTATTAAGAACTCACGACGGACACCAATGCCCGACGTTAACCGTCTTATGGAGGCTTGGTACACCGATAAGCACAGGGTCTTTGATAAGAAGTTCCGCAAGAACATGAAGACGCTGGTCAAGGAAGAGTATTATGATACGAAGGGAGTTTTGCACCCTGCCGAGTTTGAGGATGAAGAGGTGGCGCGTATCGGCCTCCCCATCGAGCAGGACATCGTGAACATTCACGTCGCCTTCACCGTCGGCAATGAGCCACAGCTGAAGGCCGACACCGAAGACAAAAAGGAGCTTGATTTGCTGAAGGTGGTGCGCAAGACAGGGGCAGACAATAAGCTCAAATTCCAAAACAAGCGCGAGATGAGGGCATGGCTGGCCGAGACGGAGGTCTGCGAGTATTGGTATCGTCACGATGCCAGCGGTTTTTGGCGCAAGGTATGGAAGAAAGTCGCCTCCTTGGTCGGCATCACCGTACAGCCAAAATACAAGATGCGGATGCAGATATGGTCTCCATTCAGAGGTGATAAGCTGTACCCTATATTCTCCGACAATGGCCGCGACTACCTTGGCATAGGCCGTGAGTACGAGTATAAGCTGGCCAATCACTCCACGATGCACTGCTTCATGCTTGTCACCGAAGAAGAGGTGTATATGATTCAGCGCGGAGAGAGTGGCAGCTGGGTCAACGCAGAGGGCTATCCCTTCAAGCATGGATTCCCGAAGAACCCAACCATCTACCAAGACCGCCGCGAGGAACTATGCCACAACATCACCGGCGCAAGAGAGAGCCTTGAAACGCTCACCTCCGACTGGTCGGATGCCATCAAGATGAACTTCTTTCCAAAGCTCATACTGGAGGGCGATTTGGCGAATGGTGGTGCCGAGAATATCGGCAAGTCACATCTGCTGAAGATAACGGGAGGCGGCAAGGCTTATTATCTCGACTGGCATCAGACCAGCGACATGGTGAAGTCACAATGTGATAACCTCCTTGTGCGGTGCTACTCGCTAACCAATACGCCGCTCATCTCCTTCGACCAACTCAAAGGCACTGGCCAGTTCCCATCCGGCACGGCCTTCGATTTCATGTTCATGGCTACGCTCTTTGCCTGCGCCCGACATTGGGAAGACATGGGAGAGTTCTACCAGCGGCGATACAATTTCCTCATCTCGGCCATCGGTACACTTGTGCCCTCCTTGAAGGAAGCCTCCGAGACGCTGGAGGTAGAGGTGGAGCAGAAGCCCTATCGTATCGAAGACCTGTCGAAGCGCATAGAGGATGCCGTGAGCGGAGTTAGTGGTCATGTGATGTCACGCAAGCAGGGCGTTTTGCTGGTGGGCATCACCGACGAGTATCAAGAAGAACTCGATGAGATTGAAGGCGACATGAAGAGCGGAGAAACGTTACAAAAAGAATAAAGAACTGAAAAACTTTTCATACGATGATGGACGGCTTTCGCAGTGATGCGAGAGCCGTTTTTCTTTGCCTGTGTGCCGTTTTGTGCATAATAGGGTATAACTTATAAGTATAAAGAAAGAAATAGTGTACATCAAAAATGTTAAAACGATATTATAATAATGTACACCGAAAATACAAACAAAGTTTAATTTAATATCGGTGTACATAGAAAATACTTAAATAATGCAAATATATTTGGTGTACACCGAAACAGTTAGTATCTTTGCATCATCAAAGTTAAACAATTAAATTTCAAAAGTTATGAATACAAAGAGTTTTTCAGAGCAAGTGAACGAAGTTCTTAACAGCGAGTGCGGCAACACCGCAAAGCGTATGAATCAGAAAATGTGTTCAAACTGCAAGTTTAGTAAAGGCGTGTTTCACGAAAACAAGACTTATGGTTATTATCGTTGCAAATGCACGAAATATAACTGTTTCGTTTGGTCTGACAATATATGTATCAATTATAAAACCTGTAAAAGAGAAAAACAATGTGTGTAATATGTTATATCCCCAAGGGCGTTAAAACGCCATCGTATCGAGTTCTGAGAGCCATGCACAATGCCAACCCACACGGGCAGGGCTTTTGCACCCCTTCACAATTCACAAAGGGCTTGAACTTTGATTATTTTGTCGAGCAGCTGAGAAAACGCAGTATCAATGAGCCGTGCATCATGCACTTTAGATGGGCGACACACGGCAGTATCAAACGGGCCAACTGCCACCCCTTCAACATTAACGACGTTTATTTTGCCCACAACGGCATTTTGAGTGTCCGACCGATGCGAGACAAGACCGACAGCGAAACGGCCTTCATTCGCTACCTGTACCCCTACATCGAGCAGTACGGCCTACATTCACCCGAAGCCGAAAAGATGGTGCAGAACATCATCGAGAGCTCAAAATTTGCCTTCATGCAGGGCGACGACGTGCGCCTGTTTGGTCACTTTGAAGAGTGGCAGGGCTGTTATTTCTCAAACCTCAGATTTGCCTATTATTTGCCGAGAGTACACGCGTTTAGCTTTTGATATATTAGTTTGATTTATTGTTACGGCCAGCCCTGCATGAGATTGTCGGGCTGGCTTTTTTCGTGCCTTCAGAGGCTTTCTTTTCACCTTCATTTGATAAGTGAACACCCCACCGAGAAAAACGCGCCCAGCACCTTATTAAAAGCGTAATTTTGTGCCATGTTTCACAATAAACGAGAACAGTAAAAACATGGACATTCAAACATTATTCAATGCGCTCAAGACGAAATATCCTCAAAGCGGATTGAGCGACAACGAGATTACAGGGCTTGCAAAGAGCCTGTTTGCCACTGGTTTAGTGACTGACGAGAACGCCGCAGCGATTGTGGACGGCCAAGCGGACACAATGAAGGGCTTTCAGAGCCTGTTCGATTCGCGCTTCACGTCGAAGAAAAACGACCTCACGAAGACCCTCACCGAGAGCCTTGAAAAGTCGTTCAAAGAAAAGTATCACATCGACGAGAACGGCAAGCAGACAACAAACGAGCCTCCGAAGGACGATGATTTGGATGCGAAGCTCGCAAAGCTGTTGGACGAGAAGCTCAAACCCTTCACGGACAAAATCACGGCAGAGGAAGCGAGACGCACCCAAGAACAGCGGACTGCTCAAATCTTAGAGAAGGCCAAGGCCGCTGGTATCAGCGAAGAGCTGGCCAAGATGTTGAACGTTCCGAGCGACGTGCAGGATTTGGACGCATTTATGAAGGACAAAGCCCAGCAGCTCACAAACCTCGGATTCCAGCCTGTAGTACCTCCGTCGGGTGGTGGTGAGCCGGAAGGCGACGGCAAGG